ATCCGCGTGGTGTCGGGCGGCTACGGGTCGGGCAAGACCAGCGTCGGCGTCGGCTTCCTCATCGACCTCGGGCTGCGTCACGGTCACCTCGGTCCCATCCTCGCGACGGAGCCGACCTATCGCAGCGTCGTCGACGTGATGGAGACATCCATCATGCGCTACTGCGACTTGTGGGGCTTGCCCTATCGGCGGTGGGTGTCCGATCACATCTTCGAGATCGGGAAGTCCAAGCGGTTCGAGGTGTGGTGTCGCAGCCTCGACAAGCCACGCGCCGTCGAGGGCATCAACGCGATCGGCCTGTGGTCTGACGAGTGGGAGCTGTGCGACCCCGAGGCCCTGATCCCTGCCATGCAGCGTGTGCGCGTCGGCGACGCCCTCGAGATCCTGCTGACGGGGACGCCCGAGGGCTACGGGCCGGCGTGGGAGACGGTGCTTGCCAAGCCGTCACCGACGACGCGGCAATACATCATCCGCACGCAGGACAACCCCTTCCTGCCGGACACCTACGTCGCTGAGTCGGCGTCGCGCCTCGGTACCGACGAGGCCATCAAAGAGAAGTTGGAGGGCATCCGCACGGCGAGGGGTGGCCGTGTCTACTCTCGCTTCGACCGTCGCATCAACGGCGTCCCCGTCGTCAAGTCGGGCCGGCTGGTCATCGGGTGCGACTTCAACGTCCGCAACATGCAATGGGTCATCGCCGAGGTCGACGACGAGGCCCGCCGCATCCACGTCGTGGGCGAGGTCGTCAAGGAAGGCGGCACCACGACCGACGAACATGCAGAGCGCACGGCCCGCGCCATCATGGCGCACATCGCCAGGACACGAGGCCGGCAGGTGTCGCGGGAGGACGTTTTCGGGATGCGCATCCGCGCCTACCCCGACGCCAGCGGCCAGAGCCTACACACCACCTCGACGCTGTCGGACGTGCACCTCTTGCTACAGGCCGGCTTTCGCCCTGACCCGCCCTCGCGCAACCCGCCGGTGATGGAGCGCGTCAACACGGTCAACGTGCTTTTCCGCGACCGTCGCCTCTCCGTCGACGTGGACGCCTGCCCGGTGCTGGCGCGTGCGCTGGAGACGCAAGCGCTCGATGCCAACGGCGAGCCGGAGAAGAAGACGGGCGCCAGTGACGTGAGCCACATCCTCGACGCGCTTGGGTACGTGTGCCATCGGCTCTACCCGGTGCAGCGCAAGCCGGGGTCAGATCCGGCGCCGACGTCCGTCATGGACGAGTGGGGGCCGGTGGCGTAGCTTGAAAACCTCAGGAGACGAGCAAGTGACCGCACACATCGTGTTTATCACGGCGGGGGAGTACTCCGACCGTCAGACCGTGCCGCTTGTGGTCTGCTGCGATGAGCAGGTCGCCGAGGCTGTCAAGGCCGAGGCCGAGGCCGAGATCAAGCGGCTGGAAGCGGTCGCGGCGGTCAACGATACGTCGTGTGCCTTCGCTCTCGATAATGGCGTGCTCATGTTCGACACATGGGACGCTAACGCCGAGGCCGTGCGCGGTGTCCTTGCAACCCCTCGCCTTGATGGATTCCATTGGTATCCAGCCCGGCAAGACCGCGCCTGCTATGGCGGCGAGGTTGAGATTGTGATCGTTGAAGTGCCGACCATCGGGCCGGTGGCCTGAAACCGCGCCACATGGCACTGTTTCGCTTTAGGCTCGACGTGATAGGGTGAGACATGCTCAACGCCCAAGCCGCAAGCGACGCCCTCATTGACCAGATCCGCGACGACGCTGGCGTGTGGTCGCCGGAGCAACTGAAAGACCTCCTCGTCATCGGGCGCCGTCAGCGTGCGCCGGACTACGACACCGTCGTCCGCGCCATCGCCGTGCGCTACGCCGGCGACCAGCAAGGCGTCGTCAAGGACGCGCTGCGCAAGCGGTACCCCAAGACGGCAGACAACCTGCCGGTGGATCCAGTCAACTGGCTGCGCTTCTTTGCGCGGCAAGATTCCGGCGTCTACGAGGTGCCGCCCAAGCGCGAGCTCGTCGTCGACGATGGCCAGCCGCTGTCCGCCGATGACCCCCGTGCGATGGAGTTTGCCGAGGCGCTCGACGAAGTCGGCGCCGACGTGCTCATGCCCGAGGTGGAGCGCCGGGCCAACGCGGGCGCCCGCTGCGTCTTCGTGCTGCTGGGCTTCAGGATGTCGGAGCCGGTGGCACACGTCTACTGGCCACACGACGTCGTGACCATCTGTCACCACAGCGCGCCCGACGACGACCGGGCCATGTGGTTTTGCGCGATTCGTCAAGCAAGGGAGCAGACCTCATCGGCGTCCGATGTGTGGTGGGTGTGGTCGCGCGAGTTTTCTGAGGGCGACGACGGCACCGTGACTTTCGGGCCGTGGTCGCATCGACGGGTGAGCGAAGACGGCAAGATTGCGACGCCGTCCGAGGTGTACGAGGGCATGTTCCCCGGCGCGTTCCTCCGCACGGAGGCGCCGCAAGGTGGCATGTGGCCGGAGCCAGACCGCGACGTCATCGTCAACGTGGACGCGCTCAACGTGGCCCGCAGCAACAGGCAGCACGTCATCGACATGCAGGCCCACGCCACGACGGTCTACACGGGCACCTTGCGGGAGACGTCGGAGCTTGTCGGCGGTCCAGGCAGCGTCGTCCAGATCGGGGCAAGCGAGGCGCTGCAATACCTTGTTCCCGGCGCCGACCACACGGCGATTGAGGCCAGCGCCACCCGCGACTTGCAGGAGTTGGGTGTCTCGCGAGGCAACAGCCCCGACGCCTACGCCGTCGAGCCCGGCGCGCCGCAGTCGGGTGTGTCCCGCATCATCGCCAATGCCCCGCACGAGCAACGCATCGCCGAGATGCGCCCGATCTTCCGGCGCTTCGAGGAGGAGCGTCTCTGGCCCATCCTCGTCGACATCCTCGCTCGGTTCGACAGCGACGCGCCCGCCGACTTCGGTGACGTCACCGTGCGCGTCACCATGAGCACTGGCAAGACCTACGAGGACGACGCAGCCAAGGTGCAGCGCGTGCTTGACCTCAAGGGTGCGGGCATCATTGACGACGCCGACGCCCGTGTGATGCTCGGGCTGGACAAGGACCGGGCCTCGGCGCTGGCCTACCTCGAGTCCATCCGCACCACGGCGCAGCCTCGGGTGAGCCTGCCCGGCGCGCTGGCGGGGAGCCCGTTCACGGCGCCACGGGAGACGACTGAGCAATGAGTGGCGCCGCTGCCGCCGGTGTGGTCGCAGACGCAGCCGTCGAGGATCTGCGGCGGCTGGAGGCGTCCCTTGAGCGCGACCTGCTCCGCACCCTGCTTTCGCTCGACACGCTCCCCGGCGAAGACAGCCTTGTTCGCCGGCAGGCCCAGACCTCGGCGGCTGTGCTTGCCCAGGTGCGCCGTCGTCTGGAGCAGGAAGGGGAGACGCTGGCGTCTGTCGTCGGCCAGCGCGCCATCGAGGCCGTGGGTGCAGTGCTGGGCGCTCCCCCTGCGACGCTACCTCTAGGGGCGCGGGAGGAACTGGACGCCATCGTCAACGGGCAGGTCGGCGACGTGGTGTCCACCTTCCGGGCTGCGGTGCCTGAGATGCGTGAGGCCGTGGCGCGCGGTATCGCGTCTGGCGGCTCGCTGGCCGATGTGGTGGACGAGGTACGCGCCCGGCTCGCTACGACGTACTTGAGGGCATCTGCGGCGGTCGATGCGGCCATCATGGCGGCTGGCCGTCGGGCGGTGCTGTCGGCTGCTGCCGCTGTCGCGGGTGATCTCGACCTCGTGTATGTCTACGTCGGGCCTCGAGACGCCAAAAACAGGCCCTTCTGTGCGGCATGGGTGGGCAAGGCAGTCACCGACCCCGGCAGGCTCGACAACGGGCAGAAGTTGCCGGCGGACGACTACTGCGGCGGGTACAACTGCCGCCATTCATGGGCACCTACGCCCGTCGAGACGGCGGTACGGGAGGGGATCCCGATCTACCGGCCCGACGGGTCGCGGCTTGTGGTGGATGTGCCGACCGATGCGCTGGAGCGGTAGCCAAACGCCCCGGACTGCATTAGAGTGCAGTCCATGCAGCGCGTGCTCGTCGGCTCCACTGACACGGTGATCAGCTATCCGCGCCTCGTCGCGGACGGCGTGGCGATGTCTGGTGTCCCGTCGTCTGCGACCGCCCGACGTGTCCCGCCGCAGGACCCAGACGCCTTTGACGCCTATGTCGCCGCGACGGTGGACAGCCTGTCCACGACGACGAGCGGTGTGACGCTGGAGGGTGCGGACAGCATCACCCTTGCGGGGTCCGTCGCCATCGTCGCTGGCCGGCGCTACCTCGTCACCGACGCGGGTCACGGGAAGCGGTTCACCGTCACAGCCAGCCAGGGCGGCACGTCGTCGACGTTGTGGGTGCAGGAGCCATTGCCCTACAGAGTCGCCAACGGTAGCGCGATCAACGGCATCGCGGTCAGTGTCGCGCTCACGTCGACGCAAACCGATGAGCCCGGCTCTGGCTATGTGCTCTTTCGTGCGACCGTCGACGGCGTCGTCAGAGAGTGGGACGAAGCGTTCCGCATCGTCCGCCGCATCACCGGCGTTGCGCTCACCCCGACGGTGTTGACGCAGTCGTATCCCGTCGTGCGGCAGATCGCGAGCAACACCGACCTCACGCTCGAGGAGGCAATCAACGCATCGTGGCAGCTCCTCGTGGCGCCTGCCCTGTCGGCTCGCGGCGTCCTCGACGAGGACATCATCACCGACGACGTGCTTGTGCCGATGCATGCCGCCGCGACGGCGTATCACCTCGCAAGGCAGTGGCCGGCCGCGCCGTCGGAGTTCGTGCAGCGCCTTGCCGACGCCTATGAGCAGGCCAAGCAGACCACCTACGACCGGATCGATCTCGCGGTGCGTGCGCAAGACGTGACGCCCGATCTCCCGACGCCCGGCAGCGATGGCCCGCGCTACATGAGGGTCACGCGATGACGTGGACAGACGTCCGGCGCGCCCTCGTTGAGATCCCCGAGGGGGTGACGCCCGTTGCGGCTCGTGGGCTGCCTCCAAAGTTCCGCCACGACGCCAACGGTCATGAGGACGTCGTCGGGACGCAATCTCGTCGATGGTGGGGCCGCGTCGTCTCGGGTGCGGCTGAAGGCCCGTACCAGACGCAACAGACCCGACACCGCACGTCGTGGGAGGTCGTCGTCGAGTACGTCGACAGCCCCGGCAACACGTCGGCGATCGACGAGGCCATCCCCTCCGATGCGGCGCTTCTGGCGCGTGCGTTTGCTGACGGTTCCCAGTGGGACCGCGCCAACACCGGCATTGTCGCTGTCAGTCCTGCCGGCGACAACGTGGCCCCCTATGTCGTCGAGCAAGTCCCCGGCGCGCGCCGCCTGCGCATGACCCTTGAAGTGAGGTACACCACATGACCGACGTCGCCCGCCTCTCCACCCTGCGCTACGGCCTCCACACCAACGCGTTTACCTTCACCGGTACGCCGTCGCTGTCCGTGCTTCGTCCCACCGACGACGGCGCGAGCTTCCTCCCTCGCCAGCGCACGCCGATCCCGCGCATGCTCCGCAGCCTGTCGGGCCGTCGGTACCCGCATGTGCGCGGCGTTCAGGACACCGGCGACCTGTCGCTCGCCCTTGAGTTTCGCGGCGTCAACAGCAACACCGGCGGCGCCGTGACCGACTGGGAAGCGAAGATGGAGCAGGGATACCTGCTCGCGTCGCTGTTTGGTGCCAATGCACCCGCGACGACGTCGACAGCATCGACGGTGGACAGCACTGGCCACACTCCGGCGTCGGGCATCCTTCAAGTTGTGAGCGGTACCAACTACGCCATCGGGCAAGTCATCGGCTTTGCCACGTCGGATGGTTTCGAGGTTGGTCGCATTGCGAACAAGGCGACCAACGTCCTCACCCTCGACCACCCCTACACCGGCACGCCGACGACGGGCGCCACGGTCTACCGTGCTGCCGTCTACACCGTCGACGACGATGCAACCCACCACGTCCATGCCATGTTCGCCGCCGAGGGCGAGGACTGGCGCCGCGACTACTTCGGGTGTGCCCCGATGTCGATGGCGTTGAACGTCCCCAACACCGGCCTCGTCGGGTTCTCGTCGGTGTGGTCGCCCACGTCGTTCGCTGACGTCGCCGAGGCCAACCCGGCGCATGCGGAGCCCACGAGCGGCAACCCGATCGTCGTCGACGCCATGCGGATGTGGTTCGGTGGCCTGAACGTCCTCGCCCGCGACGTGTCGATCTCCTACTCGTGCGCGACGCAGGTCCGCACGGCGGCGACGCGCACCAACGGCAAGTTGGGCGGCGTCTGCGGCACCGGCGACGGGAAGACCTTCACGGTGGAGTTCTCGGTCTACGTCGGCGACGGCAACCTGTCCGGCGAGGTCACCGATGGCAGCACGACCCCGGACCTCAACGCCCTGCTCGGCGACGACGACGCGGCTGGCG